ACTAGAGAAAGCCCCCCAAACTATCATGTAGCTGGGAGATTCGGTGATCCACGCGACCCTGATGCTATCCGAACACTTAACATGGTCCTCAGCGGCCCAAAAATCATCGGGCGTCAATTGCCTGTACAGCGTGGTATGGGTGAGTGGATTCAAGGGATCGATGTGGTCAAGCAATGGATGATTATTCAGGCTGACGGAAAGCCGAAATTCTTCATCGATAGGTCTTGCTCTGAAACCGTTCGTCAGATTGACCATCTACAGTCGAACACTGAGAGAGACGGCAAAAATGCGAAGGAAGGGCAGAAGGATTACGACGATCACGGAGCCGACACAGTACGTTACTTCTTTGCAGAATACTTCATCCTTGGCTGGCATCGCGGCGACCTGAGCGCCGTTTACAATTCCCGCCCAACGGAGGCAGATAGCTTCTTCCGATACCACTCAACACTCAGGAGAGAGGAAAAGGCAATTCCATATGGGTTTGGCTAGGGAACTTCGTAAAGACTTTGCAGAAGTTTTAGATCCTCGCAAAATTTCGCGGGGTTCTAGTCTTGAAGCAAAAGGCACGGTTCCTACTAGCGCGGATGCTATGAAGGAAAAGGGGTCTTCTAGGCCCGTTAAACTTCCTGACATGGTTCCGCAGTTCTCAAGTCGTTCACAGCAGCTTCGCGCTTTCAAAGAAATGGAAGATGGAGACGTTACTGTTGACGTTTCTATGCGAGCGATCAATACTCCGATTATGGGTGCTGAATTCTTCATGCAGCCATTCGACGAGAAGCCGGTTAATCTCGATATCAATGAGTTCTGCGACTATAACATCTTTCGTGGAACTGGAAGACCGTTCATTCTTACCCTTGGCGACATTCTTAGAATGTTTCCCGATGGATGGTCAGTTATAGAGCAGGTTTTTGAGTCGCGCGAATGGGCACCTAAGAGAAGTGGAGCTAATCGTAAGAACTACACGATGCTTAAGAAGCTTGCTCCGCGTCCCGCTCTAACTATCAAGGACATTGAGTATGATGACAATGGTGGTCCATTATCCATTGTTCAGAATGCTATTCGCAAAGATGGTCGCTCTGAAGAAGTGAAGATTGATGTAGAGAAACTTCTCATCTTTACGGTTGGAGGCATTGGTGGAGACTTGATGGGTAAGTCTCTCCTACGAACAGCTTTCCAGCCCTGGTACTTTAAGAAGGAACTTTACAAGATCGATGCAATTGGACATGAGCGTAACCATCTCGGCATTCCAGTGTGGAAGCTAGGAGAAGGTTTCTCTCAGGAAGACGTTGACGCGGCCTGGGCACTCGTTACCGAAATGCGAACTAACGAGAAGTCCGGTGTTGTTGAGCCTCCGGGTGAAGTAGCGTTCAGGTTTGAAAAGCCCGAAGGACAGCCTGGAGATATTATGCCGTCTATCGAGCATCACGATGCGCACATTCTTTTGAACGTGCTTGCACAGTTCCTAATGCTTGGTCTAACTGGCGGTGGAGGACGAGCAACGTCCGGCGCACACGTTGACATGTTCCAGAAGTCTGTAAGGTTCTTTGCCGATTATATCTGTGGAGTGTTTAACCTCTACTGTATTCCGAAGTTGGTTGGATACAACTTCGATACTGATGAGTTTCCACAGATGAAGGTTCGTAACATCGGTGAAACGAAGGATCTTCAGATGTGGGCAACGAGTCATGCACGTATGGTTCACGAAGGAGTTATCACAGTCGATAAGGACACCGAGAACTACTATCGTGAAAATATGGACATGCCGTTCTTGCTCGGTCAACGCCCAGTTGTCGATCCCAATGCTAACGGCAATGGCAACGGCAATAGCAAAGCTAAGGGTGGAGTAAGTAATACTAAGACTACAGGAGATACAAGTGTCGAGCCTGGTTTCGATAGCGCGGGAGGTTAGTAGATGGCTGTATCAGAAATTCCTGCATGGGAAAGGTCGGAGCCTGGAACTGGACCTACTCCCGTATACGATGATCCCAACAAAGACAAAGCAATCAAAAACGGATGGCGACGAGATTCGCCTCCGGCTGCATTCATTCCGCCCGAACCTGAAGAGTGAGAGGGGGTGATTGATAAAGATGCCTTGGTACGTTCACGAAAAGGAAGGTCAGTTCTGTGTCTGTAAGAAGGGTAGCGATACACCGATCAAAGGTGGATGCCACTCTGACAAGGCAGACGCAGTGAAGCATATGCAGGCTCTCTATGCTGCTGAGCCTAGCTCAATGAAGTATAGCGTGCTTTCATTTACCGATGACCTTTTTGAAGATACGGATGATCCTAATGTCAAGTGGCTCAAAACTTGGCGATACAGTACGTGGGAGCATCCTATGTATGGGAAGGTTGAGATTACTCCCGCAACTGGTGCTCAATTCAAAGAGCATTTCGATAGCGGTGTTTTTGGTCGTGATCTTCTAGTCAATTTCGATCACGGTCTTGACGCTGCTAAAGGTGGTAAAACTGGTGGAGTAGTTCTCGATGTCGATCCTAGAGAAGACGGTATTTACTACAAAGTAGAGTTTACCGATAAGACACGGCAGGAAATCGAAGATAAAGAGTGGAGGTACGTTTCTCCTGAATACTGGGACTGGTACATTGATAAGGAAACTGGAGAAGCGTATGAGAACGTTGCTGCCGACCTTGCTCTAACTAATACTCCATTCTTCAAGGGTCAGGCTCCTCTTAATTTCTCTGAACTTTATGGTATGAGAGATGTTGAGCCAAAGAAGGAAGAAAAGAAGACTGCTGTTAAACCGAAGGGAGGAAGTGAAGTGGATGAACTTCTGATGAAGTTCGCTGAGAAGCTCGGTGTGACTATTTCCGAGGATGACACTGAGGATAGTATTCTTGCTAAGGCCGAAACGCTTAACGAGACTATCGAGCCTCTTCGTAGGACCAAGGAAGATGTAGATCGTAGCCGAACCTTCAAGGAAGCATTCCCGAAGGAATGGGATCGCATTCAGGCTCTTGAGGCTAAGGACGTGGCTACTAGTGCTAAGACGTTTGCAGACGAGTACAGTCGGTTTACCATTAGGGATAGCGATGGAACCGAGTACAAGTCGGTCTACGGTTTCTCTGAGCTAGTGAAGGAGAAGGTTGCTTCTAGCCACAAGAAGCTTTCTGAGCGTGAGTTCAGGCACACCGATTTGAAGGAACTTCTCGATCTTATCGGTGATAAGGGAATTGTTGACTACTCAGAGCGTGGTAGTTCTCGCAATGAGGAAGGTAAGCAGTTCAGTGAGAATCCTAAGCTCGCATTCAGCGAGGCAGTTCAGGACGTGATGGAGAAGGATGAACTTGAATATGAGGATGCCCTGCGCGTAGCAGCACAGAAGTATCCGAAGCTGTATGAGGCATATTTCAATTCGGCTCCAAGACATTAGAAGGGAGGAACAGATAAGTGGCTGACTCTAACTTTGTTCTAGGTCGCGGTTATGACGCAGCGGCAGCAATCACGAAGTTTCGTGCTGTCAAGCTGACTACCGCAGAGAACACAGTTACGCCTGTCACTGCCTCGACTGATATCACTGTTGGTGTTGCAGAGTTCGATTGCACGGCAGCAGATATTCTTAAGGGCAAGGGCGTAACGGTTAACCACATCGGTATCGTTACGATGGAAGCGAATGCTGCTATTACCGTGGGCCAGTTGGTTATGGCTGATACGGTCGGTAGAGCAATCGTTGCTACTTCAACCAACCGCATTGTTGGACTGTGTGTTGGCAATCCAGCGGGTGGTGCAGGCGAACGCATTTCGGTTCTTCTGTCCCTGCCTGGAACGATCCTCGTCTAGAAAGGTGGTGAGAAGGAATGTATGATCCTGGTTCTCTTTACACTGATCCTATTCTCACTAACCTCTCGGTTGGTTTCAAGGATCAGTCTCTATACGGTGCTGAGTTGTTTCCCATTACTCCGGTCAGTACACAGTCCGGTAGATATAGGGTCTTCGATAGATCTGATTGGCTGATCTTCGAAGATAGGCGTGAGCCTGGAACGATTGCTCGTGAGGTTCGCGGTCGGAAGTGGAGTGAGGATACGTTCAAGACTTCTGAGCATTCACTTCAGGGCGCGGTGCTCGATGAGGAAAATCAGCAGTTGAATTCGTTGGGTGGATATGCAGATCCTTCGTTCGGTGGTGCTCTGCAAATCGATCCACACGCGGATCAAACGAAACTCATTACTAGGGCGATTCTGCTTAGGCATGAGAACAAGGTTTCGACTCTTGTTCGTGATACTGCACAGTATCCTGTTGCCAACACGGTTACACTCGCTGGTAACGCTCAGTGGGACAGCCTGTTGGGTGGTACATATCCATACATCACTTCAGATCCGGTTAGGGATATTCTCGCTGGTATGAGAGTTGTGTGGGCTGCTACTCGTCGTTATCCGAACGTACTTGCGATTCCGACGATGGGTATGTCGTATATCGAGAACCATCCGCGCGTTGTGGATCGGTTTAAGAACTTCCGACTTACTCAGCCGGATGCATTCCAGCTTCTTACGGGGTTTCCG